GCGCGTCGCCCCCCGCCCCCAAGGCAACATTCTCAAACAGCCCCCGCGCATCCAGCCCGCCGACGCCTCGCAGCGCCAGTACGGCAAGGTGGCGCAGCCTCCGACCGGCCCCGGCTTCGGCAACACGGGTCTCACGAACGAGAGCTAAGGCTATGACCGTATTCAAGAAGCACCTCACGCCGCTGCGCAAGGGTGGCCAGATCGACAAGCACACTGGCAAGGGCGCGACCCAGCAGACGCTTCCTAGCCGTAGCGCCATGCAGACGCTGACGCAGGGTGACCCGGGCCAGCGCACGATGAACAACTACGCCAAGGCGACGCCTCTCGCGAACCCCGAGGTGGACAGTCCCGGTATCCTCGGTGAGTGATGACGAAGCGACACCCCCTTAAAGACATTTTCCTACGCATCAAGAACGCCGCCCCGGTCCTGCACGGCGAACTCGTCGAGCAGGCGACCGCGGAGCGCGACAAGCTTGACGGTGAGCTTCTGTACGCCACGCCCAACGACGTGCTGGCGGCTCAAGGACGCGCACAGGTTGCCCGGTGGCTCCTCGATTGCGTTGTCAACTGTGACCCCCCGCCACCGAAACCGACGCCCTTGCCGCACGACGCCGCAAGCGCGTAACAGGAGACTGCAATGCCGGATACGGTAGTCCGAGACGCGCCAGCGCGTCCGCAAGCCCCCATTGACCCCAATGTCCGTGTCCCGGACGCAGTTCGTCGGGCCGCTGCCGCCGCGGAGGCAGCCATTGCTGCCCAGCATCCGCAGCCTGATCCGCAGCCTGATCCGCAGCCTGATCCGCAGCCGGTCGACCCCCAGCCACAGCCTGATCCGCGGCCGGTCGACCCCCAGCCGCAGCCTGATCCGCAGCCGGTCGACCCCCAGCCACAGCCTGATCCGCGGCCGGCTCCTCCGGTTGGGGACGTTGCTGACGACAACGATGCGTCATGGCGCCATCGTTTCCTGTCGATGCAGGGCCGCTGGCAACAGTCGCAGCGCACCGTCGGCTCCCTTCAGGAACAACTTTCCGAGATGGGCAACGAGTTGATGCAGGCGCATGCCATCATTGCACAAAACGCAGGGCCGGCACCTGCTCCGGCGGCGCCGCAGACGCCGCGTTTGCTCACGCCGGAGGACGAAGCGCAGTACGGTCCAGAGCTTCTGGACGTGGTGACGCGTGCCGCCCGGCAGGCAATCGAGCCTGAGCTTCAGGCGGTTAAGAACGAAAATATCACGCTGCAACAGCAGCTTAAGAAGGACGCGGTGGCCAAGGTGAATGCCTTGCTAGACCGCGAGGTGCCGAACTGGCGCCAGATCAACAAGGCCCCCCAGTTCAAGGCGTGGCTGTCTAAACGCGATGTTTACTCCGGCCATGTACGACAGAGCCTGTTGAACGATGCGGCCACAGCAGCAGACGCTCCTCGGGTCCTTCAGTTCTTTACGGGCTTCCTCGACGAAGCCCGAGCAACCGGCAACGGTGCGCAACCGCAACCGCAGCCACAGCCACCGGTTCCTCCGGTGCCTCGTGTAGCCGCGGTCCCGCTGGAAACGCTCGCCGCACCCGGCAGGCCACGGCCGGCAACTGGCGCCGACGCTCAGGCGCAGCCCGCTGACATGGCGAAATCCTTCACTCGCGCCGAGATCAGGCAATTCTACGCAGACGTGCGCCGCGGTGTGTACACGGGCCGGGATGCGGACAAGAACCGGATCGAAGCCGAAATTTTCTCCGCCCAGAATACCGGGCGGGTCCGTTAACCGGGGGCTGTAAGGGCCCCCACTTCCGGAGGGGGCCCACATGGCCATTCCTGCTTCTGGTTTTCCCGGCGCTTCTGGCGCCACCACGCCGGCGATCTACCCGACCGGTAGCTCGGGCAACAGCTTGCAGTCCACCGGGTTCATCCCGGAAATCTGGTCGGGCAAGCTGGTTGAGAAGTTCTACGCGAGCACGGTGCTCGCCGCGATCTCGAACACCGACTACGAGGGCGAGATCAAGAACAAGGGCGACCGCGTCAAAATCCGCACGAAGCCGACCATCACCATCCACGACTACAAGTCGGATGGCCTGCTCGGTCTCGACCGGCCGACCGGCGGCACGCTGGAACTCTACATCGGGAACGGCAAGTATTTCTCGCTGATCCTCGACGACGTGATGGAGGTCCAGACCGACCTCAACATCATGTCGATGTGGAGCGACGACGCCGCCCAGCAGTTGAAGATCGCCGTGGACAGCGACGTGCTGGACGGCATCGTCAACCAGTGCTCGGCCAACAACCGCGGTGCCGCGGCCGGTGTCATCACCGGCAGCATCAACCTCGGCGTCAAGGGCACGCCCCTTTCCGTCGTGGGTCGCAACCCGGGCGCCGGCGATATCGAAATCGTCGACGTGCTGATGCGTCTCGGTCAGGTGCTCGACGAGCAGAACATTCCGGAGGAAGGCCGCTGGGTCGTGATGCCGTCTTGGGCCGGCCGCATGATCAAGCAGTCGGAACTCCGGCAGGCGTATCTGTCCGGCGACAGCGTCTCGATGCTGCGGAACGGCCGGCTCGGCATGGTGGATCGCTTCACGATCTACATCTCGAACCTGCTGCCCAACAACAGCACGGACGCCACGAACTTCGCCGCAGGCGAGTGGCCGATCTACGCGGGTCACGCGCACGGTCTGACGTTCGCGTCGCAGATCAGCAAGGTCGAGACGTTGCGCTCCGAACTCACCTTCGGCCAAATCCTGCGTGGCTTGCAGGTCTATGGCTATCAGGTGGTCGATGGCAAGGCGCTCACTCAGGCGCAGGTCGTCGCGAACTCCTAATCCCTAGCGGGGGTGTGGACGGAAGGCCCGGGGGAAACCCCGGGCTTTTTGTTTCCGATCCGTTAAGGGACCATCGTTACCGTCACGGTAATTCGGAGCAAGGCAATGGCCCAAACCACGGCGCTCGAAACGGTCAGCAATTATCTCACCGACGTGCGGACGCTGCTGCTCGACAGCGTGGCGCCGTATCGTTACGACGACCCGAGCCTGTTGACTGCGCTCAACGTCACGATCCTCGAAGCGCGCCGCTTGCGGCCCGACCTGTTTGTCTTCCGGCACCACGACAAGGTGCCCCAGTTCTTCACGAACGACAGTTCCGAGTTCGAGATGGAGCCGCAGTTTCGGCTGGCATTCGTCTACGGTGTCTGTGCACATGCGCTGGCGCGCGATCAAGAGGACGTGCAGGACAACCGCGCCGCCACTATGATGACGGCGTTCCGCGACATTCTGATCGGCGTTAAGGCGCCGCCGGTCCAAGGCGGCAGCACGGCGCCGCAACAGCAGGGTCGGTAAGCCATGCCCATCGAGCGACGCAATTTCGAGCGGTTCATGGACCTCGTGCGCGTGAAGGCGACGGGTGCGTCCGACGCTGGCGCGAAGGCCGAGTTCTTCGAGGTGGCCAGCGAGTTCTTCAACGAGAGCAACGCGTGGCAGGAGAGCGTGCCGTTTCAGACGGCGGCCGGGCAGGTCGGCTACACCATTCAGCCCGGTGCGGAGGGGCGCATCATCCGGCTCGCCGGCGTAGTCGACACGAACCTCGTGCCGCAGAGCGCGCTCATGCCGGATATCGGGACACTCGTGCTCCAGAACGCGCCGAATACTGTGCAGACGCTGACGGCGTATTTCGTCAAGACGGTCGATTTGCCGTCGGACCGGGGCGCGCCGCTGATGCCGGACGCGCTGTTCAAGAAATACTTCACGTGGCTGCTCGACGGCGTGCTCGGTCGCCTCATGTCGCAGCAGAACAAGAGCTATTCCGATCCGAAGATGGCGCTGTATCACCTCGCCCGCTTCCGGAACGGCATCGCGAAGGCGCGCATCGAGACCCAGCGCGCCAACACCTCCGGCGCCGGGTCTTGGCGCTTCCCACAGACCTTCGCGTCCCGCGGCCAGCGCGGCGGGATTAGCGTCGGCAACCCGGCGAGTTTCTGATGGTTGACACATGCGCACGCGTTGATCTTCTGGTCTTCGACAACCTGACGTTCGAGGATGCCTTTCAGTTCGGCGTCTCCGGCGACACAACGTGGAATTTCACGGACCAGAACTTCCGTATGGACGTGAAGGGGACGCCAGATGACGCGGCTCCCCTGCTGACGCTCCTGAGCACTGCTGGCCAGATCGTCGTTGACGACGCGGTCGCGCGCGTCCTCCATTTCAATGTCCCGGAGAGCGTCATTCAGGCAGCGCTTACGCCGGGCGAGTATGTCTATGACCTCGTCATGTTCGACGGCTCGACGCCGCCGGTCCGGGTTGGGCTGATGCGCGGGAGCCTGTGCGTAGCGCACGGGATTAGCGGGGGCTGATATGTCGGTGCAAGTCATTGATCCGTCGCCCGTTCCGGCGATGCCTGTCGTGGTCGTCAACGGCCCGACGGGTCCGACTGGTCCGAACACCGGCGTCACCGGTTCGACCGGCCCGACCGGTGCGACGGGCGTTACGGGTCCGTCTGGCCCGACCGGCGCGACGGGTCTCGGTTCAACTGGCCCTACCGGCGCTACGGGGCCGTCGTCTGTGGGCGCGACCGGTCCTGTCGGTCTCACGGGCCCGACGGGTGCCACCGGTGTGACCGGTAACACCGGTCCCCTCGGCACGGGCCCTACTGGCCCGACAGGCGCGGGGTCCACCGTCGCGGGGCCGACTGGCCCTCTTGGCACCGGGCCTACGGGTCCGACTGGTCTCACGGGCCCGACGGGCGCCACGGGCGCCACGGGCAACACCGGACCGCTCGGCACTGGCCCGACGGGATCGACTGGTCCGAGCGGCGGACCGACCGGCCCGACCGGTCCGACCGGCTTCAATGGCACTGTTGGCTCGACCGGCCCGACCGGCCCGAACAGCGGCTTCACTGGCGCGACGGGTCCGACCGGCGCGACCGGCGTCACCGGCGCGACTGGCCCTGCGGTTGCGAATATCGAGTTCGTGATCGACGGCGGCGGCTCTGTCATCACCACGGGCATGAAGGGCTATCTGCCGGTCGATTATGCTTGCACGATTGCGGAAGTGACGCTGCTCGCGGACCAAGCCGGTTCCGCGGTGGTCAACAT